CTGACAACCACCGCGAGCGCGTAGCAGATTAACGGATTATGAGCTTTTTGCGCGGCGCCTGCAGCTGATGAAAAGGCTCCGACTACTCGTGAAGAACAAGCAGGCATATCGTCGACAGCTCGAGAGAAGACGCGCGAAGCGGCTTTAAGCGTACTCGGTATCAGTGCACCGTTGATGAAGAAGTCTTTCGAGTACGAAATCACCGTCGTTGAGTATAAGCACTCGCTCCACTTCACACTCTGGTCGACTGCATCGGCTTCTCGAGCAACGGCGTCGGCCAAACCGCGCCCCACGCGACGGACTTCGTCGACAACACCTCCGAGAGCAGAGATATCGACGATAAAGACCTGGTTGTCCCCCTGTCCGATAAGCGAATAAGGATACGGGAATTCGTCCATCGCAAGATCTGTGAAAGCATACGTCATGATCGACCAAACCTTCTGAGCGAGCCCCTCAAACCCGCCAAGATGATTACGCCAGACTAGATCGCTCTCCGGAGGCTCTGGTAACTCGATTCCATCAGGTCTGCAACTTGGGTGCCTAACAAGTATTAATGCTTCGCGGAAGAAAGTATGGACGAGGTCAAAGTGGCCTTCCACTCCGAAGATGTCGTTAAGGTCCTGTGCGATCGGATCATGCACCTCTTCGCGCCACCGAAGGTTCCAGCGACCGAAGTCAACCTCGACATACAATCGACTGCGCGGCTTGTCGTCAGACTTCGTAATGAATCGTTTAAGCACGTCGTCGCGAGGCAGAGTCATTGTTTGCTCGGGGAAGCACGGCAGAATCTTTGCAGCAACGTTCGCTTCAAGACAATTGAGCATCGTCCGCATCTCGAGCACAAGCATTGCGAACATGCGAGCTTTTCGCTTAAATTCTCGCTCCTTAGGGAAAAGCGACACAATAAGCCATTCACGAGGGACACCCTCACGTGTTACACGATCGAAGAGCTCCGCGATATTTAATGTCCGTCGTCTCAGCAGCTCGAGGAAAAGGCGTCGCTCAGTTGTTGGCTTCGTACCTTTGTCCCAAGATGCAGCGCATTCTGATCGTTGATACGAGAGCGACCGATCGTCCTGTAGATCGAGATAATCTGGGAAGTAGTCGAATTCTGCG